TACTTGTCAAGTATAAAATTTATCTTTTATATCTCGTCACGGAATTACATATTGCCTGTATCTCGGACTTACCGAGAGGAGGGTCGCAAGCGACTGTGTTGCAATACATAAGTTCGTCATAAATCTGTGCCTTACTGTACCCTTGGTTATGTAGCATACCCGCCAATGAGGTGAGGCAGATATTTCTTGACCCGTCGGGTATTCTTGGATAAACGGGACGCAGTTTTATACGTCCGTCCTCGGGCAGACTCCATACAGGGGAGTAGATACGCCCGTTTGTCTTTTCTGTTGGCTCTTTGGTCTCTCTCGCGTCGGGAAAGTACTTATCTATCACATAATCAATCGCTGTCTGATTTTCCGCGATCTGCGTGTAGAGAACTGTGTCTCCTGTGATGATAAAATAGCGAGCCGTCTTGTATATCTCGACTCCGGCGAGGTTATTTTTGCCCTTAAACGGGAGATCACCTCTCAAAATGATATGAAATCCTCTGCCGGACTTTGATTTCTCCGTGTAGGACGCGCATTGTCCTATAATGTCTGCGGCGAGGGGAGTCATAAGACCGTATTCCTCGTCATAACCACAATCAATGTCTATACCCACAAACCCGTTGTCTGCAAAGACAAAACCGCAGTAGTCGTAGTAGCCATTCTCTACCGCCTCAAGAGCGGTAGAGAAATCCGACCACGTTTTCGGGTTGACAGAACTTGCCGCCTCATGTTCAAAGGCTTTCATAGGAACTTTGCTGTCCTCGTGAGTACATACCCATTGTGGGAGACTCGTCATTTCCTGTGGTATTCTGTCATAATGATTGCTCATATTAACCCTCGCTCCTGCGCGACTGCCTTTTCAACGTCACCGATCAACTTCCAAAATCTGTCCTGCGGTACTCCCATTTCTACGGAAATTCCGTAAATATTGTCTGCGAGAGTATCGGGATTGCCATAAATCTTAAAGATTATCTCCCTGTCCTGCTCACAAAACTTATTGACCGCCGTCTCGCACGCCTCCCAATTCTGACGATCGGCAAGTGTAGGAAACTGCTCGGGACGTTCACGCCGCGCATAAAATCTCATACAATGCTGTGTGTAATCAGAATAAAAGGTTTTCATTATTTCTTGCCTCCCTTATGCTTACCGAACAGGGGACGTGCCTCCTCTACGGGTTCGGGTGTGATCTCTTTTACGTCTCCCACAGGCTCGGGAGTAACTACTTCCTTGACTCCTGTCGAGAGATTGTTCACGGGTTCACCCTCGAAATACCACTCACCGACCTTGATAGGATAACCCTCCTTGTCGGACTCCTCGATCATACCGTCGTCAATAATATGCTGTGCCGCCGCAACTGCCATTTCGTTTGATACGAAATCCTTGCCGGAGCGGAGCAGTACATTAACCTTGCCGTTTGCGTTCTTCTTGAGTTTGAAATTTTCCATGATAATACCTCCTTATGTGTTATGAACGTGAGACGCGATCATATCTGCTTGGTGCGTCCACAGTACGTTAGGGAACTGCCTTACTGCGCGAGTGTAGAAGTTCCATTCCTCTTTTTCCGTAAATGCCCCCATGTGATACCTTATGCACATGACTTCCTCCTCTGTGAGTTCCATGTGTGAGGCGAGGAGCATAACTGACTTATCCCCGTGACCCTTGAGGGCGGTGTCCTCATTGTATTTATAGGAAACCGAGCCGTCTGTCGGGTCGATAATAGGAATATAGTTGTCGATTTTGCAGAGATCATGTAGGAGACCTACGATAAACGGAGACCCGTCTCTCTGCCACTTGAGGTTGTTGTGTCTCGTGAGATCACAGAGAACCTCCATTACCATGAATGAGTGGTCGAACAATCCGCCCTCGTAATTCCCGTGAAATCTCGTGCTTGCAGGAGCAGTAAAGAACTCACTCTCTGACAACCACTTTGAGAACTCTGCGGGCAGGACACAGATTATAGGACTCTCCCAAAACTGCTTTAATCTGTCCTCCTTGGTTTTCATATATCCCCCTCCTTACGGTGTAGTGAGTGTTCTGCGTCGAACCCCTCGGGATAACGAGCCTTGAGTTTCTCGATATTAAGAGCCGCGACCTCCTCAAGAGTCCAACCTTTAGCGGTAGCGTACTCGGCAATAAACCACATGAGGTCTCCGAGTTCCTTTTTCAAATGATCGTTGTCGATTTCGTGTCCTTGGTAGAACTTCTGATAAATGGAGTGCAACTCACCGATCTCACCGACCATGCCGTGTAAGGCGTGGTTCTTGGTGTCCTCGGAGTCCCTCTTTAAGTCCATTGTCCTTTGTGCCAACTGCTGATACTCATTTAACTGCATTTTTCTTTTCCTCCAACTCCAAATATTTGTTTAGATACCAACGTGCTTTATCAACGTCCTCCACACCGTTCTTGCGGCGGTGGCGGTAGAGATACTTGAACGCGTTGCATATACAAAAGTCCTGTACTGCCTCCACGCCCTGTGTCTCTACCATTACGTCGATACACTCGAACTGTCCCGACTCATAGTGAGCAGGGTGGTTTACGTTATCTGCCATGCCGCTACTCCTTATCCGAGCAAAGCGTCGAGATCAAGACCGCCGCTTGTCTGTGCGGGTGCGGGAGCAGGAGTTGTAGGCTGTGCCACAGGAGCGGGAGCAGGGGCAGGAGTGGCATTATTCTCGTGTCCGAGAGTAAGTGCGCGTGCCACAGGCTCGGTGTCGAAACCGTCTGCCGGAGACTTGTCCCCAAGGTTAGCGAAAGTAACCATTTTGTTAGGGTCTTTGTTGGACGGTAACTGTGTGTGAACGACCTCTGCACAAATGTAGTGGTCGATAAGGTCTGCGGGGTCAATGTCCTCGAGAGTAAAGTCATTCATAGCAGTTTTCGCAAAGTAGGAAAACGCGTTCATAGCACCCTCATTGTAGGTGTCGTCCTGCTTTTTGATCTGAAATCTCTCTGTGTGGGTAGCACCCTGCGCGTTGACGAGTTTAACCTGTATCTTACCGAACTCCTCGTCATACTCTGCGTCGTAAATGCGGAAAATGTGAGTTCCCTCGGGAATGAGTACAAATCCGCTTGTCATAGGTATTCTTGCCATTGTTTTATCCTCCTTTATTTGCAAGTCATACGGTAGGTTGTTGAAACCTGTTCCTGTGAGTACTTATCAAAGAGACCGTCATTCTTGAGAGCCTCCTCGTTGATAACTGTTTTCTTGGTCTCGGACTTGGAGACAGACCATGTATAAATCGCTCCTTTGACCTCAACCTTTTTGTCCCCCTCGCGGAACTGCTTTACAGCGTGTTCCTTGATAACCGCGTCGATCTCCTTGAGCCTCTTGGCTTTGTCTGCGATAGTAGCCTCTACCTTGTCGATCTCTGCCTTGAGTCCCTCTGCCTCCTTAATGAGAGCCTCTACGTCTGTGTCGGGAGACAGGCTGTTGGTGCGGAGTTCCTTGAGAATATCTGCGTCGCGCTTTTCGTCAAAGTCCGGCGAAATACCTGTCACAACGTATTTGTTCCACCACTCCGTAACCTGTGCTACCTTGTCTGCAAAATCGGGGTATCTCTCGGAGACTTTGAACTCAACCGTGATCGTGTTCTTTGCACTCGGCTTGAACTTGGCAGGGTTCTTGTAGTCCTTTTCCTCAAGGAATGAGGCAACCATGATTACGTCGTCTACTCCAAGGAGATAAGCGTAGAGAGCCGCCTGTAATGCGTAGTACTCGGGTACGTCGTCCGCCCAATCCTCCGATCTCTTTGTGGTTTTCATTTCGAGAACGGTGTCCGGCTTGTTTTCCTCGTTGTAGAGCAGGAAGTCCCACATACCGCCAAGGATAGGCTCGTCGGGAAAAAAGTCACCCCAAGTCTTGTTGAAATAGTCCTCGCCCCAAATGTCTGTAGGAGTCTTGAGGTTATCCATGAGATATGAGTCTCTCATGTAAGCCGCCTGTAAAGGCTCGATTGTTTTTCCTGCCTCGGTGTAGATCGTTGACTCGAACGGTTCTTCATAGGTCTTTGTCACCGCACACCAAATCTCGAACGGTGTAGACCAAGGATTGAGACCGAGGATTGTAGCGAACCTTGTACCTGTGATCTTCTTGGTCTTTTTGGGAGGGGCAACCTCAATATGGTTGCCTACCCACTTGATACTCTTACTCATTGTCTGCGCCCTCCTTTAACCACTCGCCGACCTTGTTCATAATCTTTTCGCAATCAGACTTTGTGATTGTGGTAAATCCCTTTGTCTCAATCGCGATCTGTGAGATTACGTCCTCCTTGGACGGGTCTTTTTCACGGAGTTTCTTCATAGCCGCCTTTAACTGCTTTAACTGCAACTCGGTAGCGTTGCCCTCGGCGTTGGTAAGAGTCTGCTTTACCTCCTCGCGCTGTTCGGGTGTAGCGGGTGCGTGCTGTGTAGGAGCAGGAGCGGGAGCAGGAGCGTTCTCCGGCTTGTTGGTAGTGTTGTCGATAGTAGGCTCGATACCGTCACTCTCGCAAATATCGAGTACGATCATATACAGGTAACGTCTCATGTAAGTAATGCTCGAACCGAGTGCTTGCATGGAGTTTGTTGCCTGTTTACCTGTATTACTGATAATCGGCTCGATCTGATTGAACGGAGCGGAAAAAGTAACGGGGTTCTCCTCGGGAGCGTCCGTATTGTAGAGAGTCATTGTCGCTGTGTCTGTCGTGAAATTCACGATAGGGACAAGACCTACCTCCGAGAAAATACGGGTTGCGGGCGGTACAATGTCGTCCAACTCGAAATACTTGAATGAGAGGTGCATATTCTTACCTGTTTTCTGCACGTCTGCCTCAAGGAATTTCGCTCTTGCGAGGAGCAACTTCTGAAAAACATTCATTTTCGTAGTGTCCTCCTTTGCCTTTGTTGCTGTGGTACTTGCTTTTGTCTGTGCCATTTCTTTTGTCCTCCTTTGTTTCTTTTCGGGTTTTATTCCCATGAAATCGTTGACACGTTTCTTTGCCATTTCGACGTAGAAATCTTTATCCACGTCGCTAATGCTTAACTGATTGTCGTTGTCGATCACACAATGCTCGGGGAGCATTTCGATCTTGGCTGTACTGTCGTCCTCGGCTTTAACCTTGAACAACTTTCCGTATTTCTCGTCCTTGGTCGCATATACTCGGTTGACTCTCTGCACAGGCTGTTTTTCGTCGCCTACTATGTGATAAGCCTCACGGTACTTTATTCCTGCCTTTGCTATGAGTTGGAATTGAGTAATGTCGTCACAACCGTAGATCGTGTCCTCGACGGGTGTATCGTGGAGAAAATACTCTTGAATTGCCTTTGCCACGATACAGGCGTTGTTATTGATATTGAACGCTCCTGCGGGTGCGATACCTCTTACGAGATAGCCGCCCTTGCTCTTGGCTTTGCCGCCCTCTTGGACTTCAACGTAGTTGTTCACGTCCTTTTGAGCGATCTGTACGACCTTATCCTCCTCAAGTTCAAAGCCTGTACGTCTCTGCCAATCCTTTGTGATCTCGAGAACGAGGTCGTAATAAGGCTTGTCAAACTCGACCATGATACCGTCGGTGTTCAACTGCACGATCTTTAAGTCCGGCACGTCCACAAAAAGGTGTTCCGCCAACTCAAGCAGGAATAATTGACCTGTGACGCATACCGACCTACCCATGAGCGGGTCGTAGAGATCGTTGTATTTATTGAGGGACGCACCGTAGGTCGTATTCACAACGAGTTTGAGTGCGTTCGCGGTAGCCTTGTCGCCCGCCGCCTTTGCCGCCATTCTCTTATCGAGAACCTCCTCGAAAATCTGTGCCGACGGGATATTTCTTGAGGTGTACCCGCAGATTGTCATAAGGTGCGGATAGTAACTCGCCACGTCGTAGTTACGGTTGATACGAGAGCCGTTTTCCCTCCATATATAGTTAGGTAATGCTCCATGTATGCCGCCATAACCGAGAGTCACGGGGCAATCGCCTATCGTGATCTCAAGTTTTTCCGAGAACAATTCCTTGTCGGGAATTGACGGGTCGTGCATTTTGTCAAAGTACTCAAATACCTCTTTGGGAATGAAATCTCGCAGGAGATTGTCGGGATAGACGTACTCGCGCTCGTCGCTGTGAGGTTGTGGTGAGGCTTTAAGGAGAGCCGCCGTCAACTTGGCGTTTGTCATTCCCATAGCCTTGATCTCGTTTATCCCTGCGAGCCTACCGATCTGCACTTTGTTTTTCAGATAGTCCTTACGGAGATCAATCAATCTCTCTGTGGTGTCTACGTCGTGCTTACAGTAGAACTCGGTCTCTGCTCGTTCCTCCGGCGTAAGAGGTCGGTCAATATCGAACGGAACGGTGGACTCCTGTACGCTCATTCCCAAGTGTCCCTCGATAGCCTTGAGGGAGAGTCCGGCTTGCATATCGTCCTTAATATCCACGTTGTTGAACGTGTAATAGAACTCTCGCAGAGGTGGGTACTCCCAACCTTGCCCGCCGCCGATAATAAAATCGTTTAACTGTTTCACTTCCTGCGGTGTGAACCCGCAAGCGATAGCCTTTAATATGTGTTGATCGTAGAATTTGCTGTTAAACCCTACATAAATCGTCTCGTCACTCACACAGGCGGCAATCGCCTCGTTGTCATTCCATATACAGGTGTAAGTCCCTGTCTCTTTGTCCTTGAACACCACGAGGAAGTCATAAGCGAAAACTTCAATGTCGTATGTTGCAAATCGCATTTATTTACCTCCCTCTATGAAATAACAACCGTTTTTTCTGTAAGTGGTACAGCGTTTCTTATATGCCTTGACCGTGTAAGCCATATCGTCTACAAAGTCATAGGCTATCGGGTCTGCCTTACCGTCGAACTTACGAGCAATCCTGCCGATACTCTGTGTGATTACTGCGTAATCTTTTTGAGGTGTAGTGAGGAACAATCTCTCAAGTCTCGGTATATCGAGTCCCTCTTTTGCGAGAGAGTAGGTAGCAAATAGGTATTTCTTCATGCCCGTCCTCATATCCTCAAGAGCCGCCTCTCGCTTTGCTTTTTCTGTCTTGCTCGTCATTTTGCCGCTTATCATTACCGCCTCTTTTTGCATTTCATAAGGTAGGCAACTCATAAGCAACTCAAGGTGTTCGAGTCTGTCTGACAGAATGAGGCAGGAGTGACCCTGTTCGTTTTTCAAGGTGTTTGCTATGATCGTGTTCCTAAACGGGTTCTCACAGAGGTAATTGATTAACCTCGAGTACATGAGTGTTCCGTCTGTGTCGAGACATTCCCTGCTTATCTGTATGCCCGTTCCTACGGGATAGACACCGACCTTAACAACTGTGTCCTTTACTGCCTCGTCGGGTACGGTGTAGACCGTCTCTCCGAGTAAAGCATGAGTAGCCTCAATCATTCCGTCTGCCCTGTGAACTGTCGCCGATAAACCTATCTTGTGACGTGCCGCGAGAGCATTTAGAACCTTGTAAAACTGTGTCATAGCGGTGGGAGTTCCGGCGCACCTGTGGCACTCGTCCACGATCACCACGTCCCACATATTCTTGTACTGTGTGAGGTCGAGTTTGCTCATGGTCTGTACTGTGGCAAATGTGATACCCTTACCGATATTTACCTGTCCCTCCGAGATCGTCCCGAAAAGGTCGGGGTTCATATACTGTGTGGCTCTATCCTTACTCTGCTTGAGTAGGTCGAGCGTGTGGGTTAGCCACAATGCTTTACCCTTAAACTCCCTCACGAGAGCAATTCCCATTTGTGTCTTGCCGCTCCCTGCGGGACTCTGTAATATCCCGTATTTCGCTCTGACGACCTCACAGACGGCTTTTTCTTGATAAGGGTAGAGTGGAATAGGCTCGCCGTATTCAATCGTCTCTGCGGGGCAGAACACGCTCTCATAGGTGGTGTCTGCGGGGGCAAACTCGGGAAATCGTCTCAATGTCCCAAACGGTAGTACAAGAGTGTCTCCATGTATCTCGTAAAGTGAGATACGTTGCGGCGTGTTCCCCAACCAAAGGTGCATACGCATTTTCTTTTGATAATCGGGGTTCGGGAGAGTTAGGTTTTTCTTACACCACAACTCAACTGCCGCAGGAGCGTCCTCGACTGCTATAGTGTTTGAGATCGTGACTCTCATTTCTTCTCGAGCCACCTCTCAAGAGAGATACCGTCTCTGACTATCTCCTCAAAGGAGAGCGTCTTTGACTTCCTCTCGGGGTCGTCTCGGTGCGTCTTGAGTGTGGTAAATGAAATCATTGTGATCTCACCGTCTCCATATAGGAGAGCGAACCACCCGTCACCGTTGCCGCAGTCGTGCCATAACTCCATAGCCGTTGTTTGGTTAGGTTCTATGCGATCAAGCGGGAAACCGTCGCCGGAACATACCTTGCAGTCGATAAGATATGCCTTGTGCTTTTTCACCGCGAGAACGTCTGCGGGTTGACCCTGCTGTGTCTGTGCCAATTTCTTGACCCAAAATCCTCTATCAAATAGCAGTCTCGAAAACTCGTCCTCAAAACTATTTCCGAGTGATCTGTTATCCGTTTTCATGCTGTAATTCCTCCAACTTATTCTCGAGGTTCGTGATCGTGTCCTCGAGTTCTGCCTTTTCTCGTTCCAATTCCTCAACACGGAGGCACTTATCCTTGTAGTCCTCGGCTTTGCTCATAGCCTCGTCGTAGTCCTTAAAGTGTTCGTGCCAATAGTCTGCCGCCTCACTTCCGAGGTACTTGTCGAGAATGTCCTCAAAATCTCGCTCATTGAGAATGGTCTCAATAGAGCCGTTAGCGAGTTTCATTACTTGACCCATGTTCGTATTCCTCCATAATTGCGACGACCTCCCTGCTGTATTCCGAGGTAACTATTCCCTTGTCCCACAATGCTTTAGCGTTGGACTCGCCCATGTTGTAAGCCATGAGAGCCTTGTGTACGTCTCCATACCTCTCGAGGTACATGGAGAGTATCTTTACGCCGCAGTAGATATTGTCGTAAGGGTCAAGGAAGTCGGTCACACCGTACAAATCCTCGAGCCACTCGTGATTACATTTGTTGATCTGCATTAACCCGTAATCGCCTGTACCGCTTACCGCGTCCTCTACGAAATCGGACTCTTTGTCGATTACCGCGATCACAAGGTCGGCGGGTACGTCGTCACTCGCACAGCACTCGAACATATACATTTGAATTGCCTCGGGGAGCGGTACGTTGTAGAGATTGTTTTCACGCTCTGTCGCAGGAGGAACGATAACTACCGTTACCTCTTTGGGACTCTCCGAGGAGATTTCTGTCTCGGTTTCGGTCTCAACCTCCGGCTGTACCTCCACGACTTTTTTCGGGGCGGTCAATCTGCCGAGGACAAACCCGATTAAGATTAGAGAGCCTAAAAAGAAACCGACCTGTATTTTGACGACTGTGCGTCTGCTGATTTTTCTTGTTTCCATTTTTCAAATCCTTTTCTGTTTTCCTCGTCCTCGAAAAAGGTAGTGATGATCGAGAACAACGGTTGTGCGAGGTCTTTTATCTGCTTATTGGTGAGTTCGTTCGAGATCGGACAGGATTGCGTCGCACTCATTCAGAACCCTCTTACTCTTGGGATAGGTGTAGACCTCCCGCAGAATGTTTGACATTTCCGGCGGCTGTACTACCGTGCCTCGCTCACGGAGTCGCTTTATCATTTCAACCTGTGAAATGCCGAGTTTATTCATGCGTTCCAAAATAGTCATTGAGTTACCTCCTCTCTTATCAGACTCGAAATTCAGAATTTTCATTGACAAAAAGCGGAATTATTGTTATTATTGTTGTTACCAAAAATGACCGCAGAGGTTCTTGCGAAATGCCACTTCCGAGAACCGTCCTTTGGTATTGTCAATTACGATTTTTGGAATTTCTGATTGTTATTATAGTTATTGTTATTGGAATTGTCAATACCGATTTTTGGAATTTTTCAAAAGGAGGTATTTTTATGACGTTTTGGGAGAATTTTTCGCATATTTGCGATATACGCGGGACAAAGCCGACCCCTCTACTCAAGGCAATCGGGGTCGCCCCAAACAAGGTTACGGCGTGGAAAAATGGTTCTCTGCCAAAAGAGGAAATGCTCAAGAGACTTGCAGAGGCTTTAGACTGCTCTGTAATAGATTTCTTTATGGACGATTACGACTATACCTTTAAGATTGACGATAATATCGTTATGCTCGAGAGAGGATATAAGGGACTGTCGGAGAGTCAAAAACACCGCCTGTTGGCATATTATTACTCTCTTATAGAGGGTAAAGAATGAACGCCGTAATTTATGCGCGATATTCAAGTAGTAATCAACGTGAGGAGTCTATCGAGGGACAATTAAGAGAATGTCACGAGTTCGCGCAGAAAAACGACATTATAATAGTAGGTGAATACTGCGATCATGCCATAAGCGGTAAGACGGACAAACGCCCGCAATTTCAGAAAATGATAAAGGACTCGGAAAAAGGTAAATTTGACACCCTGCTCCTTTACACGATTGACCGTTTTGCCCGTAACCGTTATGACTCGGCTATGTATAAAGCCAAACTCAAGAGGAACGGGGTCAAGGTTATTTATGTAAAGCAACCTATCTCTGCCGAGCCGGAGGGAATTATCCTTGAGTCTGTCCTTGAGGGGTACGCCGAGTATTACAGCGAGAACCTATCTCGAGCCGTAAAAAGAGGTCTCAAGGAGAACGCTCTGCATGGTATAGTCGTGTCCTCACGTCCTCCTCTTGGGTATTACACCGACGAAACGAGACATTATGCGATTGACCCTGTAGGTGCAAAGATCGTCAAAGAGATTTTCGAGTTGTACGCCGACGGGAGATCAATACCCGAGATCGTAGCGCATTGTAACGCTCACGGGTACAAAACCTCTCGGGGAAAGCCGTTCGTAAAGAACTCTATCCCGACTATCCTGCGAAATGACAAATATATAGGAATGTACCGATATATGGACGTGGAGATTGCCGGAGGTATGCCGCAGATAATCGACAAAGACCTGTGGGACACAGTACAGTCCAAACTCCGTCACAACTTCTCTGCGAGAGCCAAGAATAAAGCCAAGGAGGACTTTTTACTCACACCTAAACTCTTTTGCGGACATTGTGGCTCTCTTATGACAGGGGAGACAGGGACGAGTCATACAGGAAAAATCCATAGGTACTATAAATGCAACTGTAGGAAGTATAAACACGGTTGCACCAAGCAGAATGAGAAACAACAACCTATAGAGGACTTTGTTGTACGTCATACTGTCGAGACAGTCCTTACAGACGAAAACATAGATAGAATTGCAGATAAGGCTATGGAGATCATTGAAAAGGAATATGCTGACTCCTCATATCTCTCGGGACTCAAAGCGAGTCTCT